GCGAAATCCATCGCTTCCAGTATGACGATAGGTGCCGCGTGTTCGTGGGGCAGATTGCGGCGGCGGGTCTGGGCATCACGCTCACGGCGGCAAGCACGATGGTCTTTTATTCCCTTGATTACAGTATGAGCAATTTCGAGCAGGCGAAGGCGCGCATCCACAGGGCGGGTCAGAAAGAGAACTGCCACTACATCTACCTCGTGTGCAGGGGGACGGTCGACCGCAAGGTACTATACGCTCTCCGGCAGAAGCTGAACCTCGCAAAGATGCTCGTTGACGATTACCGCAAGGGCAGGAATCCCTTTAAGAACTGACCTTTCACACAGGGGGGTGAATTTCTCGGTAGTAAGTGAAAGGAGGTAGTCACCGATGGAGAACACAAAAATCTTTGAAATGGCTGACAGGCTCAAGACTCTGCAGGAACAAAAGAAGGACCTCGAAGCGCAGACCAAGGCTCTCGGTGCGGAGATCGCCGAATTGGACGAGCAGCTCTCCGATGCCATGACAGAAGCCGAACTTGACCGCTTCTCCCGTAACGGCAGCACAGATGAGCGAACACATGAAACAATTACGGAAGGAGCGTGGTAAAACATGGCGCAAAGAAAAGTAACTGCGATTCCGGCTACCATCAGCCGATACACGGCCACGCCGATCAACAGCACGAAAAAACGCCGCGTTGCCGGATATGCCCGCGTTTCGACCGACCACGAAGACCAGACCACGAGCTACGAGGCGCAAGTCGATTACTATACCAACTACATCAAGAGCCGGGACGATTGGGAGTTTGTCGCCATATACACGGACGAAGGAATCTCAGCAACGAACACCAAAAAGCGCGAGGGCTTCAAAACAATGATCGCCGATGCCCTTGCCGGGAAAATCGACCTCATCGTTACCAAGAGCGTGAGCCGTTTCGCAAGGAACACGGTAGACAGCCTTACCACGGTGCGGAAACTAAAGGACGAGGGCATTGAGATTTATTTCGAGAAGGAAAACATATGGACGCTGGATTCCAAGGGCGAACTGCTCATCACCATTATGTCGAGCCTTGCGCAGGAAGAAAGCCGCTCCATTTCCGAAAACGTCACCTGGGGGCAGCGCAAGCGCATGGCAGACGGAAAGGTCAGCTTTGCTTACAGTCGCTTCCTTGGGCTGGACAAGGATAAAGAAACCGGCAAAATTGTGGTCAATCCCGAACAGGCAGAAACCGTGCGGCTGATCTTCCACCTGTTCCTTGAGGGCATGACGCCGCACTCCATCGCTACGGAACTTACGAGCCGGGGCATCAAGACGCCTGCGGGCAAGGATGTGTGGAACCAACAGACGGTGCGCCGGATGCTCTCGAATGAGAAGTACAAGGGCGACGCCCTTTTGCAGAAGGAGTTCACGGTAGACTTCCTGCAGAAAAAGATGAAGAAGAACGAGGGCGAAGTTCCGCAATACTATGTGGAGGGCAACCACGAGGCAATCATCAGCCCGGCGGTGTTCGACTTGGTGCAGGCGGAGCTTGCCAAGCGCACGAAGGGCGGTTCACGCTACAGCGGCGTGAGCATTTTCTCAAACAAAATCAAATGTGCCGACTGCGGCGGATGGTTCGGCTCGAAGGTCTGGCATTCCACAGACCGCTACCGCAAGGTAATCTACCGCTGCAACCGCAAGTACAACGGAGACAAATGCGAGACTCCCCATGTTACGGAGAACGAGGTTAAGGCGGCATTTGTGTCGGCATACAACCAACTCGTGACGGAGAAAAAAGAGATCATTGCCAATGCAGAGATCATCCGCAAAACGCTCTGTGTCACCGATGCCCTGCAGGAAGAAAAGGGCAAGCTGGAGGAAGAGATGGCGGTGCTGGTGGAAATGACGCAGAACATCGTGGCGGAGAATGCCCGTGTCGCACAGGACCAGGACGAGTACCAGAAACGCTACGATGGGCTTGTCCAGCGATACGATACGGCGAAGGCTCGGTACGATGAGGTGGTAGCCGCCATCTCCGCCAAGGAAGCGCAGAGCGAACGGCTGGCAAACTTCATCAAGGTGCTGAAAGCCCAGGACGGCACCATCAGCGAGTTTGACGGCAGCCTTTGGGGCAGTATGGTCGAGTTCGTCACGGTGGGCAGGGGCAAGGAGATCACGGTCACTTTCCGGGACGGTACGGAGATACAGGCATAACAGATACACAGACAGGAACGGCACTCGGCTACGGTCGGGTGCTTTTTTGTTATGGGGTAGAAATGTTCATAAATATGTGATATAATAAATAACACTTTGAGTGCAATAAACCAACAAAATTATCGTTAGAAACAACAGAGGGATTGAAATATGGTCAAGAACAATTTTGAAGTCGATGTCAAAGTAAAGTGCATCGAAGCTGATATGACACAGGCGAAACTCGGAGAGGAAGTCGGTACAACGGGTCAGTATGTGAATCGGCTCATCAAGAAAGGCGATTCCATCGTGAATAAAACCTTTGTTCAGATGCTCGAAGTTCTGGGCTATGATATTCAGCTTACCTATGTAAAGCGCGAGGAGGAGTAAGACAATGGTGAACTTGAGCAGACTTGAAGAAATAAAAGATCTGCGGACGGTGTGGCCGCATGAAGCCTTGGACTTTACTCCGTGGCTTTCACAGGACGATAACATCGCTCTCCTTGCAGATGCAGTGGGGCTTGATATTACCGTTGATGAGACAGAGTCTTCCGTGGGAGATTTCAATGTCGATATCTTTGCGTCTGAGACGGGGACGGATCGGAAAATCATCATAGAGAATCAACTGGAGGATACCAACCACGACCACCTCGGCAAGCTGATAACCTATGCGTCTGGTAAATCTGCGGATGTGATTATATGGGTCGTGAAACACGCTCGTGAGGAACACAAGGCGGCTATCGAATGGCTGAACAACCATACCGATGAGAAAATTGGATTCTTCCTCTGTGAGATAAAACTGTATCGCATCGGTACTTCCGAGCCTGCCGTGAAGTTTGAGGTCATTGAAAAACCTAACGACTGGACAAAGGAAGTAAAAAAGAGCGAGTCTGCAAATGGGACTCAGCAGCAGAGATACGATTATTGGGTGGCGTTCCAGGACTACGCTTTCCAAAACGCACAGTTTGCAAAGAACTTCAATCGCAGGAAGCCGTCTATGGATCATTGGATGAACTTCAGCGTGGGTTCTTCTGCCTGCCACATCGCCGTGTCGCAGATTCAGAAGCGGAACGAACTGGACGTGGAACTGTATATCAGCGAGGATAAAGACCTGTTCCACTCACTCTTTGATAATAAAGACGATATCGAATCCGACGCTGAATTAACCTTTGACTGGCGAGAACTGCCGGAGCGTAAGGCAAGCCGTATCGTTATCGAGAAGAGCGTAACTTTCGGTGACAAGAATCAATGGAACGCACAGTTCGACTGGATAATTGATGTCATGCTCAAGATGAAGAAGGCGTTCAAAAAGTATCTGTGATTGAAGAATGCGGAGGGCTGCTATGAAGCAGATTAAGAATTCGGAGTACGAGGAGTTTCAGAAGTATCTCCATGATAAGAATAACGGTCGCATACTGACGCCGGACGGCTTGCGATTTATCTGTCAGGCGAATGGTTACGATCCGGAGAGAATCGGTAAGCATATGCTTGAAGTAATGGCGCGGCAGCAGAGCCAACAATAAAACAGAATGAGGAGGATTACACAGCTATGGAATATACGCCAATTGAAAAACAGGCACTTGATATGATGAAAAGGACAGACTTTAAGAATCTGTCAAAAACGGATGTTTTGAGTATAGCATCAAAATTAAGTGAACTGCGTCCAGATGTTGCAAAAGACGTCATTGCACAGTTCCCTGAATTTGTAAAATTGATTCAGTCATCCATGTCTGAGTACAAGGATATCTTGGGAACTATAATTTCAAGCGATGATGAAAGCATAAAACAGGTTTATGCAACAGCCGATAAAGAACTGGATATCTCGGCAGACAGCAGAAAACAATTCTATGATTTTGCTGAAAAAGTGCACGCCGATCTAAGTAAATGCTTGGATAATCTACAGTTGAGCGCGGAAGAACGAGATGCCATTCTTGAGAAAGAAATGGAAATTCTGAAAACTGTAAGCGAAAAGGATACTGAGATTCGTTTACAGGAAACAGAAACGGTTCAGATGGTTGATAAGAAGGATTCGGAGAAGCGTCAGTTTAATTGGGGCATCGTAAAGGTCGCAAGTTCTGTTCTTGTGGCTGGATTGGTGATCGGAGTAAGTGTTCTTGGCGGCAATGTGAATATTAAACTGCCGAAGAAGATATAGGAGCGAACTAATGATATTGAAAACCGAGCGTCTTATTCTGCGCCGCTGGGAAGAAAGCGATGCAGAGGATTTATACAAATACGCCAGCAATCCCGATGTAGGGCCGATTGCTGGGTGGCCTGCTCATCAGAGTTTAGATGAAAGTAGGAAAGTGATTAATAATGTCTTCAATAGCAAAGAGGCGTATGCTATCTGCCTAAAAGAAGACGGCAAGGCTATCGGTGCTATTGAACTGAAACTAAATGGCCATACCGATATGACAGAAAGAGATGATGAATGCGAACTTGGCTACTGGCTTGGAAAACCGTTCTGGGGTCAAGGACTGATGCCGGAAGCTGCAAGAGAAATCCTGCGCCACGCTTTTGAGGATATCGGCATGAGCAAGGTGTGGTGTGGATATTATGAAGGCAACACCAAATCGAAACGTGTCCAGGAGAAGGTCGGCTTTAAGTATCAGTGGACTACCGAGGGTGTTGA